TACCCTATCCTATTTATGTTAGATAAAAGGAGAATAAATGGCACTATTTGGCTCAGCAAGAGATGCAAGTCTGTTTAGACATATAAACAAAGAACTTATTAATGATATAGTTCAAACTGAAGTTGACATATATAAAACTAGTTTATATGATTCTAAAACCAACTTATATGGTGAAGCACTTAAGAAGACATTCTTCGCTGCCGTAAGGGTTGCTTGTTTAATTACAGTTGATGATCAGGCTTGGGAATCAGATGACTTTGGTCCCGATGTTAATCAAGGAGCAACTTTCGCATTCTTAAGAGACACATTAAAAGACACTTCTGACTTAGTATTAGAAGTAGGTGATATTATAAACTGGAATGCTATTTATTGGGAGGTTGATGCTCTAATTGATAATGACTTATTTATGGGAAGAAATCCTGATACTAATAAGACAATAGATGATTACGCATATAATGATATAGGCCCACCCCAGGGATTCGGCTGGCATTATGGAATAGTTGCTAGTACTCATATGACAAGAAGGGATAAATTGAGTATTGAAAATATTAGAAGTGGAATACCTAAAAACTTATAGGGAATATTATGGCAGGAAAAGATAAACGACCCTTACCAAAAAGTCAAAGCGAGTTGATTGGCCAAAAAGATGACCGAACAATTAATAGAGCAAATGAAGTAAGAAGGGATGATGATAATATTTCAGACTTTAATATTGGTCTATATGATCATGATGGTGCCATAAGCTATTATTTTCAAAATGTAATAAAACCTAAAGTTGTTAATAATGGTAATATAATAGATGTACCAATATTATATGGGTCACCAGAAAGGTGGAAGGCAGTACAAAAAGGGTATTTTTATAGAGACCAACAAGGGAAGGTTCAAGTACCTTTAATAATGTATAAAAGAACATCTGTTGAAAAAAATAGAAATCTTACAGCAAAGATTGATGCTAATAACCCTAGAAATTTTATTAGCTATGAAAACAACTATTCACAAATAAACAAATACGATAAATTTTCAATATTAAATGGAATAAAACCTCAAAAGGTATTTCATAATGTTATAGTACCTGATTACGTTAAGCTAACATATGAATGCATAATATGGACTGATTATATTGAACACATGAATAAGATAGTTGAAGCTATCAACTACGCCGAAGGATCTTATTGGGGCCAACCAGAAAGATATAAATTTTTAGCAAACATTGATAGTTTTACAAATGAGTCAGAGGCCGGCCAAGGTACTGATAGACAAATAAGAAGTACATTTACTTTAACACTTAATGGCTATATTGTTCCTGATGCTATTCAAAAAGATTTAGCTAAATTTACAGGTAAGTCATATTCAATGAGTAGACTTGTGTTTAATGAAGTATTTGACCCTGTTATGCCAGTCATATCACCAACTACTACTGAAATAGAGCTTACAACTGAAGGAGGGGTATTCATACAAACTCAGGCAGGTTATGATTTAATAACAGAACAAGCTTAGCTAAAAATGTTAATATAAAGTTAATAGGAAAATAAATTTTAATAAAAAGCTTGATATTTATATAGACAATGAATATATACATATATACCAAAAATGAAAAAATTTAAGTTATGGAAGAAGTAATCGAAAAAACAAAAATCGAAAAAGTTGATCTTGATGAGATTAATAAACTTAGAGACGATTATCAAAATGTTACATACGCAATCGGCCAACTATCTGTTGAAAAGACTTTAATAGAAGAACAGCTAGAAAAGCTAAATCTAGAAATTAGTAATCAACATAATGAATATAGTACACTAAGGACTAGAGAAGAAAATTTTGCTAAGGAACTAGAAAAGAAATACGGAAAGGGAGAGTTAAATCTTCAAACAGGTGAATTTTCACCCGCTCAAGTATAATTTTCAAAAGTTTTTATATATTTATATATAAATTATTTTTTTGTTAAGAATATAATAATACACAAATAATAAGGGAAAATACAAATGGCAGAAAGAATAGTGAGTCCTGGTGTCTTCACCAATGAAAACGACTTATCTTTCCTACCTCAAGGTATTGGAGAAATTGGAGCTGCAATTATAGGTCCTACTGAAAAAGGCCCAGCATTCTGGCCAACTCAGGTGACTAGCAACAACGATTTTGATAATATATTTGGAGGAGACTGGGAAGACTCATATGTACCGTACACAATAAGAAATTATTTAAATAATGCAGGTGTAATAACGGTAGTTAGAATTTTAGGATTAACAGGGTATAGTAGCAAAATTGCAGTAATAAAAATGGGAGATGGATCTGCTGCAACATATGCTTCAGGTGCATTTTCATTAGCAACAATAGCTGATGGAGATATATTCGCAATTACGGGATCAGACGGAACAGCATATCGATTCGTAGGATCAGATTTACCAATACCAGCTGACGTACCCCCAGTATACTATTTTGCAACAGGAAGCGATTCAGATGATGGATCAGGAATAGCAATAACTAATTTGGCTGCCGAAGTAACAGCAGCAATACCAACAATAGTAACATTTGTCTCAAGTGCTGTTGACTCTGGTGTAACTATAACTGCATCTGCTGCAGGAACGGCCGGAAATAGCATAACATTCCAAAGTGCTTCATTACAGTCTAATTTAGTTAGTGGAACTGCTGCAACTCTTACAACTGCAGTTGGTGTACTACATCACTCTTGGGCAGACACTGAACAAACATTTGCAGGTGCCGCTATTGCAGCACCAGAATCTGCTTCTTCATTTATTTTTACACTATCAGGAAGCTTAACAGCAGTAACATGCTCATTAAGTCACGCAGACAAAAATTATTTACCTTTAGTATTCGGAACAGGGGCAAAAAAAGGAACTGTTAGTGGCGTAGATGGAACACCCTCAGTATCAACTGATCCGCAAGATAGAGCTTACGTATATAATATATTTAAAGAATATGCTAAGTCAGAAATTGATGCTAGTTCAGCAGCATCTTGCTCAGTTGAAAGTGTTGATTTAGACCTTTCTGGATCAACAGAAGGAAAATATAGGGGTGCAGTTACTCCATGGGTTAAGTCACAACAGGTGGCAGGCACAACAAATAGCCTATTTAGAATTCACAGTCTATCACACGGAACTGATACTAACCTACAATATAAAATAGCTATTTCTAATGTTAAATTTGCTAGTGAGATAGCAAAATCTGATTATGGTAGCTTTACACTAACAGTAAGGAAGGTAGATGATACTGATAAGGTAACTCAAGTAATTGAAACATATAGCAACCTAAGTTTGGACCCTAATAATACAAATTATATTGGTCGAAAAATAGGTGATAAATATTATGAATTAAATTCTGATGGTAAACTTAAAGTTTATGGTGACTGGACTAATATTAGTAAATTTATTAGAGTTGAAGTTGATGATAATGTAAAATACAGATCTTATGATGGTGGTTTAATACCTTTAGGGTTTGCCGCAATTTATCAACCACTTACTGGTTCATGTCTATTCCCATCGGCTTCAATGGTAACACAACAAGTTGTTAGTGATGAATATAATAGTAAAGTATATTATGGATTTAATTTTATAAACATATTTGATGGCGCTGATAACTTTAATTATTTGAATCCATTTCCAAATGGTGCAGCTGCAGGTAATAACTCAGACTTTGATCTCGGAACTTATAGTTCTCATCCAAGTGCTAGTACTCCTAATACATCATTAAGCTCTTCAGACTCTCCATTAAATGCAAGGAAGTTTATTGTTCCTATGACTAATGGATTTAATGGATATGATCCTGCAAGAATTGTGTTAAAAGGGAAAAATATTTCTGCAACTAACTCTTTTGGCTATGATATTTCAACTACAAATGCTGATGGATATCTTGCTTATAAAAGAGGACTTGATGCTTTAGCAAATCAAGATCTTTATGACTTTAATATGCTTTTACTACCAGGTGTAATTAGAAGTAAACACTCTGCATTAACACAAGCTGCAATGGACCTATGTGAAACTAGGGGAGATGCATTTTATGTAATGGATTCTGACGCACAAGAGGCAACAATAGCTGCTTGTCAAAGTACAGTATCATCAATTGATACAAGCTATGCAGCAACTTATTATCCTTGGGTAAAAATTCTTGATACAAATGTTAACTTACCTGTTTGGGTACCACCTTCTGTAGTACTTGGTGGTGTAATTGCTTATAATGACAAAGTTGCTTATGAATGGTTTGCACCAGCTGGTTTAAATAGAGGTGGATTCC